AGAGGTTATCAATGTTACGTGGAGGCAAGAAAGTTGCTGGAGCAATTAAATCCGTTAAACCTGCAAAGAATTTAACATCACGAAGAAAAACTTATGAGTCAATGGTTGACACTGTAAATAAGCAGTACACAAAAAAAGGTGTTAAACCAGGACAAAGTGGTTCTAAAATTAAAAAAGAAGCTACTTCAAAAGCTTCTGCACTTCATGATAAATATGAAAAAGCTTCAAGCGATGTAAAAAAATATAACAAAAGACTTAAACAAAAAGTTTTTGGTGGTGCTAGTGCCGCAATTGCTGGAACAGTTGGTGGACATGTAGGTGCTAAAAAGAAATTTCCAAAATATAAAAAATTTATGGAATCTGATATTAAAACAGTTGATGGCAAATTAACAATAGTTCCTAAAAAGAAAAAATAATGAGAACTTTTAGATCACCAAACTCTGGACAAACATCTTTAACTTTGCAACATCGTACAAGTCCAGCATCTGGTTATAAACCTGCTCTAGGTCATAATAGAGATGGTTATCCTACTGGAGGAATTCCTATTAGAACAGGATTTAAAAAAGGTGGTTGGATACAAGACGTAAATAAATCAATCAAAAAACGTGGAACTAAAGGAAAGTGTACACCTATTACAAAAAAAGGTTGCACTGGAAGAGCTAAAGCGTTAGCAAAGACATTCAAGAAAATGGCTAAGAAAAGGAAATCGTAATGGCAGCAAAAGAAACACTACCAAAAAAACTCCACATTGGAAGACAAAAAAATATAGGCGGTGAATACTTTATTCCAAAACCAAAAAAACTTCCACAGGAACCTTGGTGGAAAAAAAAAGGACCACAAAAAATATATAAAGCTGAAGGTGGCAGAGCCGGTTATAACATAGGTGGAAGAGCTAACTTACTAGAAGAAATGGGTCGTCTAGATGCAGAGAAAATGAATCCAAATAGAAGAGCTGAGAAGCATAGAGTTATTGGAGAATTAAACAAAGGTTATAAATCTGGTGGTGCAGTCCTTAAAGGCAAAAAAGTAGGCTGTCAAATTAAGTAATGTTTAAAAAGATTAAACAATTTATTTGTAAATTATTTAACATCAAAGCATGTCAATGCGATGATGAACCAGTAGTTTTGGAAGAAGCTCCTGCAACAGAATCAACAGTTCAACACTGTGGTGATCATAATAGATTTAGAAAGAATTGCCCCGACTGCTTAAGAGCAGTGGGTGTAATATAGAAAAGGAGAAAACATGACAAAAGGCATGCATAAAACAAAAAGTGGAAAAATGGCAAAGAAAGGTCTTTGGTATAATATCCACCAAAAAAGAAAAAAAGGCGGAAAGCCAAGAAAACCAGGAAGTAAAGGAGCACCTACGGCTGCAGCTTTTAAAAGAAGTCAAAAAACAAGTAAAAGCTAATGAGTAGAGAAAACCCTATAAGAAAAACTACCGGTAAAGGTGGTAATTATCGATCGACAAAATCTGGAGCAGGAATGACTCAAAAAGGAGTTGCTGCTTATAGAAGAGCAAATCCTGGAAGTAAATTAAAAACAGCCGTGACTGGTAAAGTAAAGTCTGGATCAAAAGCTGCAAATCGACGTAAGTCGTACTGCGCAAGAAGTGCAGGTCAACTTAAAAGATCTTCAGCTAAAACACGTAATGATCCAAATTCTCGTATCCGTCAAGCACGTAGAAGATGGAAATGTTAAATGGTAGATTTAGAAAACGTAATATTTAAATTAAGAAAAGCTCTTAATAATAGAATACAGCAATTGGCAATCTCTGTTACGTCCGGAGGGGTTGACAATATGGAAACATACAAGTATATAATAGGACAAATTAACGCCCTAGAGGCAACTAAACAGGAACTCTCTAACCTGCTAGACGATAAGGAGCAAAATGAGTCAAAAGGCACAGTCATCAATATCAACGGCGCAAAGCCCAAAGATAATCACACCAAATAAAAAATTAGTTGGCTTAAAAAAATCAGAAGAACAAAAAGAAGTTACAAACGAAAAAGCAAAATTACCACAACCAACTGGTTGGAGACTTTTAGTTTTACCATTTAAAATGAATGAGAAAACTAAAGGTGGAGTTATTATAAATGAATCAACATTAGAACGTCAACAAGTTGCATCACAATGCGGAAACGTATTAGCAATGGGATCAGAATGTTATAAGGATAAAGAGAGATATCCAACAGGTCCATGGTGCAAGGTTGGTGACTGGGTGGTCTTTGCACGTTATGCAGGATCACGAATCAATATTGAAGGTGGGGAAGTAAGGTTGTTAAATGAAGATGAAGTTTTAGCAACTGTCGAGGATCCAGAGGATCTCTTGCATAAATACTAAACATAGAAAAGGAGAAAACTATGCCAGACGACAAAAAAACAGTTGATATCGATACTTCAGGACCTGAAGTAGATGTAACTGTTGAAGAAACAAAAGACGAATCGGTTGTAGAAACCGAAGCGCCTAAAGAGGAAACAAGTGCCCCGGAACAAGAAACAGTAAAAGAAGAAACAGTAAAAGATGAAACAGCAAAAGAAATAAAAAAGGAACAAAAAGAAGATGACTCTAAATTAGAGGACTATAGTAAAGGTGTTCAATCACGTATTGCTAAACTTACAAGAAAAATGAGAGAAGCAGAACGTAGAGAAGCCGCAGCTGTAGAATATGCCAAAGCTTTAGAGAATAAAAGAAAAATTGATCAGGAAAGATTTCAAAAAGTCGATTCTGATTACACTAAAAGATTTGAAGAAAGTGTTAAAACTGGAATGGATTCTGCGCAAAAAGATCTTGCAAGAGCCATTGAAGCCGGTGATGCACCAGCTCAAGTCGAAGCAAACAAACGTATAGCAGAGCTTGCGTTTGATAATGCTAAACTAAAACAAAGAAAAACTGAACAGGAAGAGAAACCTGCACAGTTATCTGACGGTGGACAATTACCAAAAGAAGCTCCACAATCATTACCTCAAGCTGATCCTATGGCTGAAGATTGGGCGGGTAGAAATAGATGGTTTGGTACAGACCGAGCTATGACTTTTACTGCGTTTGAAATTCACAAAGATCTAGTGGAAAAAGAAGGTTATGACCCTAAATCAAATGAATATTATGAAGAAGTTGACAAGCGTATAAGAGTTGACTTTCCCCATAAATTTGATAATAGTGGAGATAGACAAACGACTAGACCCGTACAGTCGGTGGCTTCTGCGAATAGAAGTGCAAAAACTGGTCGCAAACAAATGAGACTCACATCATCTCAAGTAGCAATAGCTAAAAAATTGAATGTGCCACTCGAAGAATATGCAAAACAATTAAAACTCACGAAGGAGGCATAAGCATATGAAAAAAGAAGACAATAAAACAACTTCTCGTGCGGCAAATACTCGGACAAAAACTGAACGTCCAAAAGAGTATAAGCCACCATCCTCTCTGGATGCACCACCAGCGCCTGATGGCTTTAGGCACAGATGGATAAGAGCCGAATCAGTAGGATTCATAGATAGTAAAAATATTTATGGAAGACTGAGAGAAGGATACGAATTAGTGCGAGCTGATGAATATTCTGATGCTGATTATCCTGTAGTTGCCGACGGTAAGTACGCTGGTATCATTGGAGTAGGAGGCCTATTGTTGGCTAGGATACCCGAAGAACTCGCGAAGCAACGTGTTGATTATCAGAAGAAACTTACTGAAGGTCAAGACGAAGCAGTTGAAACCGACTTGCTTAGGGAACAACATAAGAGTATGCCGATCGATATCGATCGACAGTCTCGTGTAACCTTCGGTGGTACAAAGAAATAATATTTCTTAAACTATCGGAATAATATAAACCGTGCTGGAGGCTTTCTTCGGAAGGCAGGCACATAAGGAGTAATAACTATGGCAAATAGTAACACTAAAGGATTTGGTTTGATCGCAGTGGGTACAGTTGGTTCAACACCAGCTACTCAAGGTCAAGGCAAATACTATATAGATGCGGGTGATACTGATGACTTGTTCCAAGGATGTACTGTTCGAATGAAGGACGGATATATCGTGGAAGCTTCAAGTACTCGTACTTTCGCAACAATAGGTGTTTTAAACGGTATCTTCTACAATGCGGCAACAACTTTGAAGCCGACGTGGGCGAACTGGTATAACCAACCTATTACTCCGGCTAACAGTGAAGATATTACAGCTTTTGTAATAGACAACCCTTTCCAACTTTTCATGGGATCAACTTCTGCAGCAGTAACACAGGCAAACGTCGGTAGAACTGTATCTTTCGCAGCAGCTGTTCCAACAGGAAGTGAAATTTCTGGACAGTGTACTAATACAATGGACATCGGTAATATTAACGATACTAACAATCAGTGGAGAATCATAAGAAACTCTGAAGACCCTGAGAACAGCGATCAAACAGCACAATATTGCTCAATGATCTTTGCTCAGAATCTTGGACAATACTTATTGAACTCTGCTACAGTTGGTAACGACTGGACAATATAGGAGCATATAGACATGGCAATATCAAGAGCACAGCTAGTTAAAGAACTAGAACCAGGCCTAAATGCACTATTTGGGCTGGAGTACAAACGGTATGACAATGAGTCTGCCGAAATATACGTAACCGAATCATCTGACAGAGCTTTCGAAGAGGAAGTAATGTTATCTGGATTCGCTAACGCAAATGTAAAAGCAGAAGGTCAAGGCGTATCATATGATGAAGCGCAAGAGACTTACACTGCTCGTTACACTATGGAAACGATCGCGCTTGCTTTCGCTATAACTGAAGAAGCTATCGAAGATAATCTCTACGATAGACTAGCTTCAAGATATACAAAAGCACTAGCAAGATCTATGTCAAACGCTAAACAAGTGAAAGCAGCTGTCCCATTAAATAATGGTCTACCTTCGGTAGCCACTTATAAAACTGGTGACACTGTTTCTTTGTTCTCAACAAACCATACTACAATTAATGGTTCGTGTGCGAACACACTTTCTACGCAAGCTGACTTAAACGAAACTTCATTAGAACAATCGCTAATCGACATCGCTGCGATGACTGATGAAAGAGGTTTAAAGATCGCTGCTAAAGGCGTTAAGATGATAGTTCCACCTGCTAATCAGTTCAACGCTGAGAGATTGATGAAATCTCAAGGTAGAACACAGACAGCAGATAATGATGTTAATGCAATCGTATCTATGGGGATGATTCCTCAAGGATACAGAGTGAATCATTTCTTAAATGATTCTGATTCGTTTTACATTATAACGGACGTTCCAAACGGTATGAAACACTTTGAAAGAACTCCATTGACAACTTCAATGGAAGGTGATTTTGATACTGGTAACGTAAGATACAAAGCTAGAGAAAGATACGTCTTCGGATGTTCTGACTTTAGAGGTATCTTCGGCGTTGAAGGTGCGTAATCTAAACTAATTATGTGGCGGAACACAGTTCCGCCACATTTTCAACATAAGGTGAGAAAATGAAAAATTTCCTAGTACAGATCCACGCATATAAATACTACGCTAAATTTGAAGTATTAGCGGAAGATAATGTTGAATCTATTGAAAATTCAATAGTTGACAAACTGGGAGATAAGAGTATAAAATGGGAGTATCTTGGAGAAATGAATAATCCCAAGGTAAATAGAATAACCTATGAGGAGGTTATCGATGGTACAAGACCTGTACAAACAAAAAAGGTCCTTGGAGTTGAGGTGGCAACTGGAGTATGAGCAAAGTGGTAAATATACTCTGGATATGGTCAGAATTGATGATAAAATTAGAGAAGTCATCACTGAGATCAAACTTGAGGAAAATAAAATTGCAGATAGAGAAAATGCAATTAGAAATGCTGCCCCCGAAGTTTCTGTGGCTACTTAAATAAACGTCACATCGCTGAAATCGTATATTTCTTACACACCCTCTTGCGCTCTATTAAAATCTAATATATAAAATAAGTACTATACAATTAATAACTATTAAATGTAGACGCGTATAGTCGACTTCCCCTAGGGACTACATTTAAAATATTCTAGGAGGAATATTATGGCAAACACATCGTTTAATGGTCCAGTTAGATCCGAAAAAGGATTTCAACAGATCAATAAAGCTACTAGCACAGGAGTTATAACATCAAGGTTTCTAGGAACGAAACCAGATTTAACTAGCTTAACTGCAACAGTAGTAGCAACCGCTGCAAGCTTAACTTACACAGCTAATGTTATCACGGTTAACAACTACACAGGCGCTGCTGCTCAAGCGGTAACTTTACCGTCAGCTACAGTAGGAACTTATGTAGTTCACGCTCAATCAGATGATACAACTGGTGGAACAAACACTCTTACATTTACTTGTGCGAGTGGTGATGTTTTTAGAACTGGTTCTAAAGTTGAAAGTAGAGCTGCTGGAGCAGTTCAAACTATAGATACGTCTGCAGCAAATGAAACTATATTGACGTACACACCTGCAAACGCAGCTACAAATAGTTTAACTCATGGTACTTATTTGTATTTCACTTGTTTTGAAAAAGGCATTTGGAATTTTGCGTATGATTTAGCAACAGGTAATACTGCGGATACAGGCGCAGCTGCTTGGAGTTAATAGGTAACTAAAAAATAATGTGAGCTCCTTCGGGAGCTCACGATTAAGGAGAAAAATATGGGAACATATATAAGCAACGTAAAAGCTACTAATGGAACTGCTTCTTTTACAATTTTTGCAGGACCTTGTAGAATTTTAGGAATATATTACGTAGCTGATACCACTGCAGGAACTATTACTATTAAAGATGGTGGTTCATCAGGAACTTCAATTGCTGTTTTTGATACACCTAAAGGCGCTGCTGCTAATGCAGGAGAAAATGTAGCTCAATACATTCCAATTCCAGGTGACGGGCTTTATTGCGGAACAAGTGGATATGCAACTTTAAGTGGCGTAGCTAAAGTTACTATATTCTATGGATAGGAGCATAGATGGCAAATACAACATCTGGCTCATACACATTTGGTAAGACTCTTGCAATTGATGATATAATTTCTGAAGCTTACGAACGAATTGGTTTAGTAGGATCAGCAGGACATCAAATACATAGTGCAAGAAGATCTTTAAATATTCTATTTCAAGAATGGGGAAATAGAGGAATTCATTTTTGGGAAATAGGCCAAACTAATATTGATTTATCAGAAGGCACAACTGAATATGCTTTCTACAGAGATAGTGCAGATGGCACAAGTGCCACAACAGCACCATCAGATGGTATATATGGAATAGCTGATATTATGACAGCTTCATATAGAACTAATTATAATACTACTACTCAAACAGATTTACCTTTAACTAAAATTAGTCGTGATACATATGCGGCTCTTTCAAATAAATTAACTAAAAGCACACCAAGCCAATTTTGGGTCCAGAGATTCGTGGACCGTACTACAATTACAATTTATCCAACTGCTAATTCTACAGCAGCAGATAATTATATTAGCATTTACTATGTAGCAAGACTTCAAGATGTTGGAGCTTATACAAACGCAGTAGATGCTCCTTACAGATTTATACCTTGTATGGTAGCTGGTTTAGCATTTTATTTGTCTCAAAAATTTGCACCACAAAGAACACAAGAAATGAAATTATTATATGAAGATGAATTAGCAAGAGCTTTAGCGGAGGATGGATCAGCAGCGAGTACGTACATT